AACTACAGTTGACAACCCATTCGATCCTTTCACTAGGTTTGATGAATGGTTTGCGTTCGATATGCAAGCTGGTTATAATACTCCCGGAATGTTAGACCGCATCGCTAAGGTTTCAGATGAAACATCAGAACCTGACCAAGCGTTGGCGATACAAAGAGCAATTGATGAAATAATTCAAGAGAATGTGTGTGGTATGTGGAGAAAGGTTTCGAGGAATGATTCGAAGATTCCTGAACCATGATAGACTCTGACACTCTTACTGACGAATTGTATGAACCAAAGAAGTTGTTACTTGATATCGAAGGAACTATTCTTGCTTATTGGACAGACGTGCCTGAGTCTGTACTTGATGATTTGAGAATTAAGATTCGAAAATTTCTTGACGATTTCGAATTAAAATAAAAAATAAAATTTGGGGATCCTTTCAATAGGGGGGAGGGGGTCCGACATCATACCCCCCTCTTCATCGCCCGGCTCCAAAAAATAACCCCGGCGGTATATTTGGGTGAAAGTCTTCAATTCTAGGGGGTTAAAACTAGCTGGAAAGATGGCCAAACTTTAGGTAAAGTGAAAGGAGGTCATGTGCCAGCCAGGCGAAAGGATGTGGAACTCAACGGAACTCGCCGAAGACCTCCGAGAACTTCTGAAGGTAAAGAGAATGAGATGGTTTCTCTGGCCATTGACCTTGCGGAGAAGCAAATTCGTGCGGGAACCGCTTCGTCTCAAGTCATTACACACTTTTTAAAGCTGGGTTCAACTCGAGAACAACTCGAACAACAGAAACTCGAACACGAAAACGAACTTACAAAGGTAAAGATCGAAGCAATCGAATCTCAGAAGCGCGTAGAGGAACTATACATGGAAGCTCTCTCGGCAATGCGCTCTTACGCGGGTAATATCACTCCTCAGGATTCAGATGATGAAGATCCGAACGTATCCTGAGCTTCGCCGGTTGGAAACTTTTGAAGAACGATTCGAGTATTTGAAGTTGAAAGGATTTCCGGGAGAAACGACTTTTGGTTTCGACCGTTGGGTTAACCAGCGTTTTTATCATTCAACCGAATGGAAATCGGTTCGAAATCGCGTCATAATGCGTGATAACGGATGTGATCTTGGAATCGAAGGGTATGAGATTCAGTCGGGTTTGATAATTCATCACATGAATCCTATAAACGTAAATGAGATTATACACGGCGACGATTCGATTTTCAATACCGATTTTCTGATAACCACGACGATTCAAACGCATAACGCTATTCACTTTGGTGATGAAAGCCTACTTCCCAGGGGCCCGATCGTTAGAGAGCGAGGAGATACCAAACTTTGGTGAAAGGGGGAATATGGCAACTATCAATATCCAGCCTTCAGTTCTAGATCTTATGCTGTATGCCGGAGATGGCGTAGAATTTCGACTAATCTGCACCGATAGTGATAATTCCCCCATAGATGTAACCGGCGCAGTCAAGGCACAGATACGACTGGATAGACTCAACGATGATCCACCTATAGTCGAGTTTACTGTCGGTATGCTAGATGCATATCAAGGTATAATCGTACTTTCGTTGACGGGTGTGCAGACTCAAGAGTTAGTAGATCACCCATCGAGCCCTCCGGGCAAGTTTTCAGGCGTATGGGATGTAGCGTGGGAACCGTCTGCCTCACAACCACGGACGTTGTGTCAAGGTCGAGTAGAGTGTGTAGCCGATGTCACCAGATGAGATAAAGGTAATAATTGAAACAAAAAAGATTGATTTTTTTAGTGGTCAATCGCCTAATGTAAAGTTGACGGTCGATGTAATTCCCGACGTAATGGTGTCGTTGCCGTCCGAACAATTAAATGTGTTGGTTGAGAGTAAAGAAATAGATATTCGCATTGAGGGCAAACCTCCAGATATTGAATTGACTCTCAAGTCGCTTCCTGACGTCATCGTCTTGCCCACAACTGGGTTAACAGGTCCGCCAGGTCCAGAAGGTCCTCAAGGGATGACCGGTCCTCGCGGTTTTCAGGGAATTCCAGGTGATCCGGGTCCAGAAGGACCTCCGGGGATTCAAGGAGTCAAAGGCGATACGGGAGAGCAAGGTCCGGAAGGTGTTCCGGGAACAACCGGACAACAAGGACCTCCGGGACCCATCGGCGCAACTGGCGCTCAAGGTTTAACAGGACCGACCGGCCCAACAGGCCCAGCTGGCGCCGACAGTACTGTTCCAGGACCGGCTGGCCCCGAGGGTCCAATCGGTACGGTTTATGATACAGACCAAATAGCTACGGTTAAGTTCTTTTCGGGCAAAACGATTCCGACGAATTGGATGCTTGCTGACGGACGAACTGTCAATCGGATTGACTATCCTCAACTTGCCGATGAACTTCAAATTCCAGTAGAGCAAGCAACTTTCCCAATTCTTGATGCTCGTGATAAATTCCTCTATGGGGGATCAGTAGCGGGTATTGGAGCAACCGGCGGAGAAGCAACACATCTACTTACCCTTACCGAGATGGCTGCTCACATTCATCAGGTCAACAGTCATAATCACGCTATCAGTCAAGATGGTAATCATTCACATTGGGCATTGCCAACACCGACGCCCGGCCGAGTCTTTGGTGATAGCGGTATTCTTTGGGGTGAAGCGTTGCCGTGGTCGGGTCCGGCAGGCCCAAACGATATTTACTACAGCCCACAAGCCGCTACTTCAGCCGAAGGCATCCATTCTCACGGTAGTGTTACCGGACTTGAAAGTCCTAATACCGATTCTAAGGGTGGCGGGGTCGCTCATAACAATATGCCACCCTACATCAAGATTGCAGTGATCGTCAAGGTCAAGGGAGCGCAGATTGATCATGCAGGAGCGCTTAAAGGCGAAACTGGAGCTCAAGGACCAGTGGGTTCACAAGGCGAGATCGGACCAATAGGACCAGTTGGGCCAGCAGGATCAACAGGACCACAAGGCGCAACCGGCGCTCAGGGACCTCAGGGGATTCAAGGACCACAAGGAGATGTAGGACCTCAAGGACCCGCTGGAGGTCTTGTTGGCGCTCCAATTCCTTGGCTTGTTGCTGCGATTCCCTCTGGGTATCGTGAGTTTGATGGGTCAGCGATTGTCCAAGCTACGCATCCGCAACTGTTCGCCTTGTTCGGAGCAAATATTCCCGATTTGCGGGGAAAATTCTTGCTCGGTGTCGATGGTACACATGCGATCGGTACTGTAGGTGGTGCTTTTTCTCATACTTTAACAGCAGCGCAGATGCCCAGCCACCAACATGGCGGATTGACTGCTGCCGGTTCGACTCCTGATCACCTTCATAATCGACCAGGCAGTCTTTCCTGGTTGATGTCTAATCGAACTGGTGGTACCGCTACTCCAGGAGCAAGCGCAAATCTATCGGACTATGCTGATGCAACGGGGGGTCTGATCGTAGTCTTTCCCATCAACACGGAATTACTGCGGAGGGTGGAGGTCAAGCGCATGAAAATACTCCACCATATCGAACTGTTCGTTGGATTACGCCTGTGGGCTGATGAATAGGAGGAAGTAGATGGGACAACTCACGTTTAATATCCCGGACACTCGAATGGGAGAGGTTACTGAAGCGTATGGTCGCGGTCGCGGTTGGCAGGCTGAAGTTCCCGATCCTGACAACGCGGGAGCACTGATTCCTAATCCAGAATCTGAAGCGAAATATGCGAAGAGGCAGATCGCCCAAGATATGCAAATGCAGGTTAAGCATTATCAGGGACAGAAAATCACAGCGCCCGAGATCACATGAGTACGCCAGTTGATATTGTCAAAAGTCGTCCGGCCGAATCCGCAATGCCGATCGCAACTGTGCTTGCTGCGCTAATTGCAAAATTAGCTGGGGTCGAGGATACTGATACAATTTTCTATTTGGCTCTAGCTCTCTCGTTCGTACCAGCAGCAGTAACGTGGGTTGTTGAGCTAATAAGACGAGAGCCAGATGGAACAACTCTTCATCGCCCTAGCGTTTGATTGGTCCGATTGGGAAATTCCATGGGCTGGAATAGGCGGATTTCTTTTGGGGGTGGGCGGAACACTCAGCGGAGTTGCAGCTTTGATAACAGCAAGAAATAGGGGGCGAGATGAAGCAACAGTTTCTGATGCTGTTTCTCGCTCTAGCGATGGTGGGGGGAGCGGGATTTCTGGCAGCGACAGCGCTGAGTCAAGAGGAACCACTCCCGACAAGAACAGTGACGATTGACGTTGCTACAGGACCACAAGGACCTCCTGGAGAAACTGGTCCTCGAGGAGAACAAGGAGAAACCGGTCCACCCGGCCCAATTGGACCACAAGGGCCAGCTGGAGTAGGTGGAGGAACGTGCGGCGGTGCTCCTCCCGGTTATTCACCCGGAATTTTGCAAATTAATACTCCCGGCGGACAAGTTAGAATTTTTACTTGTCTTGAACCAGAATAGAGGAGGTGTAATGGCAACAAAAACTCGCCATCGTTTGAGCAAGCACTTTATCGTAGAAGAATTTGATTGTCATGATGGTACCAAAGTTATGAAACGTGATTATGCGGGCTTGGAATTTCTGTGCAAGACGTTTTTGGAGCCTCTTCGAGCGAAATACGGCTCGGTAACGATTCTGTCGGGTTATCGAACAAGGTCTCATAATAGAAAGGTGGGTGGGGCAAGCCGAAGTTTCCACGTTTACACTATTCATGACGGTAATGATCAAGCAGCGGATATTCGTTGCGTTCGAGGCACGCCAAGACAGTGGCACTCTACGCTGAATGCTTTGCGAAGAACCAAGCGTGGAGGTAAGGGAGGACTAGGTCTTTACAATAACTTTGTTCATGTTGACATTCGTGATTACGCCGCGAACTGGAGGGGTTAAATGAGCGTTGGAGAGAATCCGCCAACAACACCAGAACCGAATACTGAGGTTGATGAGGAACCGGGCGAAAAGGTTGAGGAGGAACAGGGCGAGAAGTATGACGGTGGAGAGATTCCACGCGCTGAGCCTTCCGAACAGCCTGTACCTGAGCAGCCACCGGCAAGTTAATCTAAACGGGAGAGTATAAATGACCGAAGATATGGAACCCAACGAAGCTGATCTTCCTGAGAAGCCTCTGACTGAAGAAATGCCTGAAGAAGCTGACGAACCGGAAGTTCCAGACGAAGAGCGAGTTCCGGATGAAGATTTCGCCAAGCCGGACGAAGCAGCTAACGACGATACGATTGATACTACCGAAATTGAAACATATTCCGAGGATCCTCCGCACGTTGACAACCCGAGTATGGATCCTAATCAACCAACAACCCATCCTGGTGTTCCTGCTCCAGATACTTCTCCGCCCGAACAGGAACCAGGAGAACCAGAGCCTTCCGTTCCCGCTCCAGATACCTCTCCGCCTGAAGAAAGGGCGGAGGGAAGCTAAACGAAAGAAACGGGTGAAGTAGATGGAACAGAGTATTCTTAATAGTACTAAGAAAATTTTGGGAATTGCTGAAGATTATACGGCGTTTGATCTTGATATTATCACTCATATTAATTCCGCATTCTCTACTCTCACCCAGCTGGGGGTCGGGCCAACCAATGGGTTTATGATTGAAGATGATACGGCGGAATGGTCTGATTTTATCACCGATTATCCTTCTAGTGTTTATGAAACTCCAACCGATGATTTTCAGTATAATTCAGTAAGATCCTACGTTTTTCTTCGCGTTCGACACCTTTTCGATCCTCCGACAACATCATATCTAATCGAGGCGTCTGAAAGGCAGATTAAAGAGCTCGAATGGCGTTTGAACACGCATCGAGAAGAGACGGGATGGACTAATCCTAATTCCGATATGTATGAGGTTGAAGATATTCACGAAGGAACTATTATAGGGACGTACGATGGGAGGAGAGTATGGCGGCCATCGACGTAGGACCACCTAAAGTAGATTTGCTTCGTATTCGCGCCGGTGACCGAAATCTATTCAGTATTAAACTCACACAAGGTGGTAGTCCACTTAATTTAACGGGTTTGACGATCAAGGCACAGGCACGACTTACACCGACTGATCTGGAAATTGCGCTGACCGCGGTTATTACAGTTGTCGACGCAGTTGAAGGTCATTTTGAGATGCGTTGGCCAGGTGATGATGTACAAACTCTTCTGGCTGGCGCCAATGAATGGAGTGGTGTCTGGGATTTGGAAGTTGATAGTGGTTCGGAGGATCCGCAGACATTGATGGCTGGCGTATTTACTGTTGAACCGGATGTTACGAGATGACTACTTCAGTTGAGGTAAATGCTGATACTGAGTTAACTGTTGATTTGGAAACTCAGATAATTAGTATTACTCAGATGCCGATTGAGATAAGCATTGATGTTCCAGAAGCACCCGAATTTACATTTGGAATGCCCGGGCCTACTGGACCTCCGGGCCCACAGGGGCAATGGGTATCTTTGACACAAGCAGAATACAATGCGCTTTCTCCACCTGATCCAGAAACACTCTACGTGATCGTCGAATAAGGAGGAGTTATGGCAACAGGACTAGCGGCGGCGATTGCGCAGAGTATATTGAATTCACTCTGTCGTAATGTCGCCTGGACACCACCCCCTGGGTTCTTTCTCAAGTTGCATACGGCCGATCCAGGAGCCGCGGGCGCTACTGCTGCTTTCGGTGATGCGACAAGACAATCTGCAGTATTTGCCGCAGCAGCTGCGGATGGCACGATTACGAACTCAGCTGATGTTAACTGGATAAATGTGACAGCGGCTGGAACCGTTACGCACGTTTCTTTCTGGTCTGCAGTGACAGGTGGCGTATTTCTTGGTTCGGATGATCTTGCAACACCACGACTATTGGCAATTGGTGATAACTTTACAATCTTGGCTGGCGATGTTGATCTGAGTCTTGCGCCACTCGCAGCGTAATTATAGGTAGTTAATAATGGGCGCATATAAATTTGATGCTGCCGTTGAAGAGGCGATTTATGTGGGTACATCGCCGGTTACAGCCTATCCATGTACCATTGGCGTTGTATTTATGGCCGACATAAGTACGGCGACAGGTACGATAGCCGGTCTTTATAATTCGACTGATGATACCCGTTATCATATTATTCAGTATGTTTCTGCCGATGACGTAACACTTCGTGTTGCTAGCGGTGGAACCGGAAACTCAGCCATATCACTTGGTGCTGGCGCTGACGATGTCTGGCAAACTGGAGTTGGGGTTAGTACATCGGCAACTGCTCGAGCCGCATTTCGAGCTGGCGGAAACAAAGGAACAACGACAACGAACCGAACATGGCCAACGGGATTGAATAAAATTGGTGTTGGTCGATTTACTGCGATAGCTCCAGCAGAATCGTTTACTGGTTGGATTGCCTACGTTTTTATTTGGAATGTTGCGCTTTCTGATGCTGAAGTTGCCGATTTCAATGCTGGAATCCTGCCACAGTCGTCTGCTCTTGTCGCTGCCTACGATTTTACAACCGATCAAGGTTCGACAATTGTTGACCAGATTGGTACTCGAGATTTAACGGTTACGGGAGCAACCTACGATGCTTCGGTTACTCCATCGCCGACTTTCTCGTTTGGACCAACGACTCATTTCGGCGCAACGTCTTTGTCGATTACTTTTGGAAAAGATGTTCGTGGTCAACGTAAGGCGTTTGGACAAATCGTTCGACCATTTACATTTGCGTCTGTAATTGAGGGTAGACGAAAAGCGTTAGGACAGCTTGCTTTTCCAATTACATTCTCAAAGGAGATTAGCGCTCAACGTAAGACGTTCGGACAGCTCTTATCTCCATTTATTTTTGGAAAAGCTGTTGCAGGACGTAGAACAACATTTGGACAAATAGGACTTCCGATTACAATTGCAATTGCGACCGCTGGGCTCAGACCAGGAATTACACTTTATGGATCTTTGGCATTATCTGTGACATTTGAGAAAGATGTTCGCGGACAGAGAAAAACATTCGGTCAAGTGGCTATGCCTCTCGTTTTTGCCAGAGAAATTCAAGGACAGCGGAAAACATTTGGACAAATCTCGCTGCCAATTATTTTTACAAAGGAAGCTGTTGGGCGCAAAAACGTATTTGGACAGCTTTCCATGCAAACGCTATTTGGTAAAGAGATTGCTGGTCGTCGACAAACATTTAGCCAACTCGCAATGCCTTTAGCGTTTTCAAAAGCCGTTTCTGGTCATAAACAAACATTCGGTCGAATTGCACTCCCGCTTACTTTTGAGGCTTTTGTTGATGGTCAAGCATTTGTTGGACCAAAAACACATTATGGTCAACTCGCAATGCCGCTTGCTTTTGGTAAACAAGTTATTGGCCAGCGCAAAACGTTTGGACAAATTACGGCTCCTTTTATTTTCGGATCAGCTTCTCAAGGACAACGACGAACATTTAGCACTTTCGAACTTCCGATTGATTTTGAAGCTATGATCAAATCTGGACGTGTTGATGTTCACGGCGTTCTTGATATGGATCTCGTCCTAACAATAGATGTAAAGGGAAACATAAAGCTGTTTGGAATAATTTTGAACGACGCTTTCAATCTTTATCTTGGCGATCAAGATGTTCTAGCTGCTTATGTCGGTAGCCAGAAAGTATGGCCATGACCATATAAGGAGGATCGATGGGAAGAGAAAGAGATGGATTGGGAGAACGAGAACGACAGGATCAAGAAAAAGCAGAAGAAAATCGAAAAAGGCAGATTCGTCAGGGAGTTATCTCTGAAGGTGGAGAAGAAGTAGAAGGACAGGCACAGGAACAGCCGCAGGAACCACAGGAGCCGTCACAGGAATCACCGCAGGAACCAGAACAGCAGCAGAAATAGGAGGTGAGATGCGCGCCACCGAAGTTGTAGAAAATTTGCTTTCTCATCATGGCGTCAAGGGAATGCGGTGGGGCGTTCGTCGGAAGGCTACAGTAGGAGCACAAGAAGTTGTTGTTCGAGATTCAAGAGTAGGAAAAAGACTTAAAACTTCTGGCGGCGCTGGGCATCCAGCATCTCGTGAGGCTGTAAGCGCACGTAAAATCGGACAAGTAGGAAAGAAAAGCGGCCTCAAAGCGCTTACCGATCAAGAGCTTCAAGAATACGCAAAGCGAATTCAACTTGAACAAAATGTAAAACGACTTCAGTATTCCGATTCAAGCGCACCAAGAAAATTTATTCTTACTCTTCTTGGGCAAACAGGTAAAAATACAGCTCAAAACGCGGCTAACGAAGTTGCATCACAACAGGTCAAGAAACGTCTAATTAAAATGGGCGCACTAGCTGCTGCTTAAATGGGGGGTTAAATTGGGCCTCTCTAATACCGCGATACCGATTTATTATGGTCGATTTCGTGAAGCAGTTATTCGAGGTGAGATTCCGGTTAATCGTGAAATTTCTCTGGAGATGAATCGAATTGACTCGCTCATCGATAATCCGAATATCTATTATGACGATGAAGCGGTTGAGGGATTTATTCGCTATTGCGAAGGAGAATTAACTCTAACTGACGGATCTGATTTACATCTGCTCGATTCATTCAAACTTTGGGCCGAACAAATCTTCGGTTGGTACTATTTCGTTGAGCGCAGCGTCTATATCCCGACCAAAGATAATCATGGCGGGCATTATGAGAAACGACTAATCAAGAAACGCCTAACGCTCAAACAGTATCTGATAGTCGCTCGTGGAGCCGCCAAGTCGATGTACGAGTCGGCGATTCAAAGTTTCTTCTTGAACGTCGATACGTCGACCACACATCAGGTCACCACGGCACCGACGATGAAACAGGCAGATGAGGTCGTCTCACCGATTCGTACTGCGATTACGAGAGCTCGCGGACCGTTGTTCAAGTTCTTGACTGAAGGATCGCTTCAGAACACAACCGGATCCAGAGCCAATCGAGTAAAACTGGCTGCGACAAAGAAGGGTATTGAGAACTTTCTTACTGGCTCATTGCTTGAAGTCCGTCCTATGGCAATTAATAAGCTACAGGGATTGCGCCCGAAGATCTCTACGATCGACGAATGGTTGTCTGGTGATCTTCGAGAAGATGTAGTTGGTGCAATTGAGCAAGGAGCTTCTAAGCTAGAGGACTACTTGATTGTCGCTGTCAGCTCCGAAGGAACTGTCAGAGCAGGTTCTGGTGATACCATCAAAATGGAGCTTCAGGACATTCTCAAAGGCGAGTACTTCGCACCTCACATTTCTATCTGGCATTACAAACTTGATGAAATTGAAGAAGTTGCCGACCCGGCCATGTGGGTGAAGGCTAATCCAAATCTAGGAGCAACCGTATCTTATGAAACATATCAGCTTGACGTGGAACGTGCTGAAAAGGCTCCGGCATCTCGGAATGATATACTCGCAAAACGTTTTGGGATTCCAATGGAGGGTTATACGTACTTCTTTACGTACGAGGAAACTCTCCCTCATCGTCATCGAGAATTTTGGCAAATGGTTTGTTCCTTGGGCGCGGATCTATCTCAAGGTGATGATTTCTGTGCGTTCACTTTTCTTTTCCCGTTAGGACGTGAAAAATACGGGATCAAGACACGAAGCTATATCACTGAACTTACGTTGATGAAACTTCCAGCAGCTATGCGACAAAAGTATGAAGAATTCATCAATGAAGGAAGTCTTCATGTGATGCCAGGAAACATTCTTGACATGATGGAAGTATATGAAGATCTCGATCGTTTTATTCTGACTTCTGAGTATGACGTTCGCGCTCTTGGTTATGATCCATATAACGCAAAGGAATTTGTTACTCGTTGGGAAGCGGAGAATGGACCGTTTGGAATTGAGAAAGTCATTCAGGGAGCCAAGACAGAATCAGTTCCACTAGGTGAGCTCAAAATTATGAGTGAAGAGCGACTTTTGATTTTCGATCAAGCCCTTATGTCATTTGCGATGGGTAACGCGATTACGTTGGAAGATACTAACGGAAATCGCAAGCTTTTGAAAAGGCGACAAGATGAGAAAATCGATAATGTCTCTGCTCTTTTAGACGCTTGGGTTGCATACAAAGTAAACAAGGAGGCCTTCGAGTGATTCCTGTCGAAAAGCCAGGGTCTCCGTCGGAGATTTTGGAACATCATGGTGTCAAAGGAATGAAGTGGGGAGTTCGTAATCGATCCGAAGCGGGTATCGTTACAAGAAGTAGAGCAAAAACCGAGGGAAAAAAAGCTTATAAATCAGAAATTGCTCGCGCTAGATCAGCATCAGGTCAATCAAAAAATCTTACGCCCGGTATTGTTACAAGAAGTAGAGCAAAAACTGCGAAGAAAGCGGCCTATAAATCAGAAATTGC